CGAGCAGCTGGGATCCAGGAGCAATCCAGGTCCGCCGTCGATCATTCGCGTCAGGAAGAATGCAACCGATTCTCGCCGGGGTATCCAATCATTGGTTGCCGCGGGTTCGGTTGGGATGCCCAGCTCGAGCAGCTCCTGGAGGCAGGTACGCTCGTCGGTCTGGGCGCGGATCTGGCCGGCAGGGTCGCCTTCCGAGAACCGTTGAAAGCCGTTGTACTTGTTGGTCAAGATCGGTCGAACGACGTCCGACGCGAACTGACGGATACCCATGTCCTCGCTGATGATCTCCTCGAGGATGACCAGGCGCCCATTGGGCATCTGCTGGCCGATGATGCAAGCTGGGGTTAACCCGAAGTCCCAGCCCAGGATGATCGGGAGACCCCGGACTGGCTCCAGCTTCTTGTCCGACACATGCACTCTATCGTTCCATTCCGGATAGACTGGTTTGCCGTCCGAGGTCGTTCCGTAATTCCCCATCAAGAAGACGTTGATCCAGCCTTCCTGTTTGCCGCCCACCTGGCGCAAGTAATAGTCGTGGCCGCTGGGCAGGTTGTCGATGTTCTCGGCGTCTGGGTTCGGGTGGTAGTTGCCGTCCTCGTCCCGATAGATTCCGCCAGGCTGACGGAAGAACTTCCACCCCTTGGGCGTCTCCATCTCCGCGATCTGGTAGTACCAGTGATCGTCGTCCGGCGGGTTGGTGTCCATGATCACGCCGGTCCAGCTGGGGCCACCTTTGAGCTTGGACGGGTAGCGACCCACGCGCTGGGTACACATGTCGAAGACCGCCTTGGAGATTTCCGACGCTTCGTTGATCCACACCCCGGTCAATTCCAGCGAGCGCAGCTTTCCGGTGTCGAGCTCGGAGTCCAGCGCCAGGAAGATGACCTCGAGCTCCATCGCCGTCCCGTCACCGATGTCGTCAATCCGCATCGTGCTGGTGATCGGGGTGTCCCAGCGGATGGGCGCCACGTTTTGTGGAAACCAGGTCTGCCAGGTCTTGATGGTCGTGGACTTCAGCTCGGGGTAGGTGTTTCGGATGATGGCCCAACGCGATCGTCTGACCCCGTCGTACCAGGGCTCCTGTTTGCACGCTCGCATGACGATCTCGGCGCAGCAGGAAGACGACTTGCCAGAACCGACAGGCCCCATGAGGCCCCGTACAAAGGAATGGTCGTTATGAAAAGAGGCCGCGTTGGGTCCGGGCGGGAAATACGTGACCAGCCCGTCGTCATGTTCTACGACCTCCAGCGTCATTTGGGCTGCGGGAGGTTGGCGTTCAGATTGAACGTGATGCCTTGTGCGCCCGTCTCGATCTTGACGTCAGAGAGGTTCGGTAGCGACTTGTCCATCAAAACCTTGATGGCCTGGATCTGCTGCGAGGTGAGCTCTTTCTTCCCTGTCGCGCAATCAGTCAGCTGATTGATCAACATGGAAACTTGAATCTTTTTTCGGACGTCGTCCTGATGGGTCTTGCGGAGTCGTGCTGCCATATCAACCTCATACCTGCCGTTGGTGGCATGAGGCGATTTTCGTTGGGGATTTGATTGATGGTGCTTGGTGGGGGCGGCTGGAGTCGAACCAGCTCATCCAAAGGAAACGGTTTTACAGACCGTCGCGCCTCGCCATCTGCGCCGCGCCCCCATTGCAGGGACGATCAATATCGCCAGCGGCGAATTCGATTGGTCTGGGTGGCAGGACTCGAACCTGCGACCTCATGCTTCCGAAGCACGAACTCTACCAACTGAGCTACACCCAGATTGGTTGGTCGTGGCAAGGAAACTTGTTGCATGAGTTGAACTGTAACTGGTGTTGCCGCTGACGATTATGCGGCGTCTGTGTTGATGCCAGTGACCGCTGGATGGGGCGGTGTGGCCCAGACCGATTCTGGATTGTTGGTAACGAGTGGTATGTGCTCACCGCTCTTTCGAGACCCGTGCCCCGCGCCAGCATTCGGCAGTACCAACACGCATGAGGACTGTTGCAGGGACTTATTCCGGATGCCCAGATGCTTGGCAATCCCCATGCGTGTGGGTGGTGCCTTACGGGCACCAGTCGGCCAGGTCACTCGAGGGAGGAGCAACCATGAAGGAGGACCCCGGCCCTGGCTGCGGATGTTACGTGGCAGGCGCCACCTTCCGCTGGGCGCCGACATTCAGAAAATTGCCGAGGTCCAGTGTGCCTGGTGTCTTTGCCCAAAACCAATCAGGGATAACCCCTACAACAGTTGGCATGGTCCTTGCAAATACAGATATATAAGATACCGATATATACCGTACCGATGTATACCGCTACCGATATACATTTCTCATACACACCCGGTCTTAAGACAAAGGGTGTGTATGAGAAGGAAATAAAGATAAAAAAATACCGGTGTATATCGTTCGATATATACCGGTTCTTTGTATATCGGTATCCATTGGATACCGGTATACATCTATATATCTATATATAGTCTATATATAGCTATATACAGGCGTCACTGACCGAGCTTGACCTTTTCAGACGCCGCAGCAAAGGTCTTGAGCAGCTGTTCGACCAGCTTCAACAGGTCATTCACCCCACCGAACTGGCGCAGATCCAGGTCGGACTCGAAAAAATGGGGTTCACCGTACAGCATGACGCTCCCCGACAGCTTGACCAGGTGCGGAGCGTCGATGATTGCGCTCTCCGGACGCACATCCACCTGCTTCAACGGCTCAAACTGGTTCAAAAACGCCTGGACTTCGTGGGCTTGCAGCATTGATCGCTCCTTGTTGCTGAAAAACACAGCATAGCCGGGGTTCCAAAGGCCCCCGTAGGAGCGATTTTTTGGTCCGGTGGGTACCTACCCCTACCCCCACCCCAGAAAACGCAGCCAAGGCCCGATTTAGCGGCTCTGCGCAGGGTTCGGAATTGAGATCCGACCCTTCGATTCAAAAAGTGGGGCTCGTACGTGGGATCAGATATGCACTGGAGTCCTCATACCCCCGTACCTCACGGTCAAGACCACGGTACGCCAGGGCCTACCCCCATGCGTGGCGAAGCACGGATGGTTAATCCGTCACGGACGTAGCGTTATCAAGGGTTTGCCACCGCTTTGTGCTGAAGATGTGCAGCCGTTTCGCCTTCCCCTCTGACGAGGGAAGGCTTCACTTTCCCTTTTTCGTGTACTTATCCACAAGTTATCCACAGATTTCACAGATTTGTGGCTCTCGCGCGATTTCCTGTGGATAACCTGTTGATTTCTCAAACCCTTTTGGAGCTGACATGTTCAAACATCACTTCACTGCTTACCTCTGCCTCAAATCCATCATCTGCTTCATCGGAGCCGCTGTTTGCGTTGCACTCAACCAGTCTCCCAACACGTTGCTGATCGTCGCTGGCCTCAGCTTCTCCTTCGCTCCGCTCATGGCTTGGCTGGAGGATAAGCAATGAACGACCACATCAAAGACTGTTTGCTGGCGATCGCCATCGGCATCTCTCTCGCCATGATTCTCGTCCACTGGTGGTCATCGTGAAGCGAGGTGAATCTGTCACCTGTCCCAAGTGCTCAGGCACTGGACTGTTCCGCAACCTTGGCAAGTGTTTCACCTGCCTTGGTTCTGGCGTGATGAACCACGCTGATTGGAAGCGCTGCCAAGCCTACCAACAGCGCTACGCCAATCCCAGCCCACAGCGTCCTCTTCTTTGACGCTGCTGAGTCGCTTCCCGCCCTCCTTACGAAGGGCGTGAATCGCCTTTCTTGTGTTTTTTGGGTGTCTTCGGATGCTCTGCTTCCTTGTTTGCTTTCGTGTTCCTTTGTTCAACCTTCCTTTCAGGAGAAAACCATGACCATCGCTATCGCTCAAACCGTTGCCAATCCCGCCGCCCCTACCGCTGCTCAGATCCAGCGTTTAGTTGCCCTTGGCATCAACTCCGTCCCTGCGACCCGTTCTGAGGCTTCGCAGGCCATCTCCGCCGCTATCGCCCAGCGCGATATGCAGCCGGCAACCCTGGCTCAGATCGGTCGCGCTGCCGCCCTCGGTGGCCGTGACCTGCCTGGCGCCGGCGTGCGTGAGAAGTCCACCCAGATCTACCTC